CGTGCTCTCGGTGTGGTCCTTGCCGTAGTTGTTATTTCCTTTGGGCATGAGGCCATTCTTCCTGCACCAGAGTGCAATGGCTGCCCATTCTGCATGCGTCATGAGATGCCAGCCTGGGCCTTTTGCTTCGCAGGCCTCCCCTGCAGTATCAAAGCTTACGTTCACAGCTGGATCCTCTCCTGGTAAGCTGTAAGCTCTGCCGTTGTGGATCACGTTCTGGAATTTAGAAATATAAATCTCTGGAACTTCGCTACCATTCACTATAAATGCAGGGTGCGTGCTATCGCTTCCGCCGTCGATAACGTCTGACATCTTGATTTTCGGAATGCGGACCATCACGCTGGGAAGGCCTTTTTTGTCCAGGATGATTTCATTGCCTGGGCATGTTGCTTTGAGTGCTAAATTTACCAAATCAAAATTAGCCATCTGTCAGTCCTCCTTTATATTTCTACTGGTACCGGATGTTCAAGGCTCCAGAGCGTCAATGTGACCTCGTCCATGTCTATTGGCAGCGGCTCTGGGATTTCCTCTTCGCTCTCCGGTTCTGTGTATTTGGTTGCCGGTATATCAAGCTGTGCTACATAGTACAGGCCTTCTCCTGTGCCTATTACCAGTTGCTCGTCCCTGTTACTACAGATATCAATGTGCACTGGCCAGTCCCTTTGGTATTTTGCGACATTGATCGTGAGCTCGTCGTCCCCAAAGGTTATTTTGGTCCCGGTTACTTCATAGGCGATTTTCGGGCCTTCGTTTTTTTCGATTACCTTCATACGAGCATTCCTCCTTTAATTCTTAATTTCAATGTGACACTTGTCGCACTGCCGTCAAAGGATATCTTGAAGCCATTCAGCTGCTTATCAAAAACGGTAATGTCTCCAACATTGCCGTTTGCGCTGACTATTTCCCAGCTCACATCGTAGTTTAGGGTCTTCCTGGTAGTCACTAAACTCACGGTGTAGGCACTGTCATTGAACGGGAATTTCTTCGTGTTTGTCAGGGTGACGGTTTGAATTTCATTGAGAAACTCGGCCGCGAAATCCGCCACCTTCTGCCTAATCCATCGTTCAAACTGGATGAAGTAATGCAGGAATACCTGAAAGGCCGTATGGGCATCCTGAATCCCATTTTCTACATTGTTGAGGTTTCTAGCACTTAAAGGGGTCCCTTGCTGTATCACTTGCCCGTTTTGGTCTACCACATGGTCTTGCCAAAAAGTATTGCTATACAATTTTCTTTACACCTCCTGTAATTTGATTTCAAACAACGTAAGAAGCCCTCGGGTACCATCTTTGGTTATGTTTTCGTTCCTCGTCAGAAAAGCCTTACCGTCATAAGTCATTAGCCTATATTGCGTTATCTGGCCTATAATTGTCTCATCAGCATATACGAAAATTTTTATTGAATTAGTTGTCACCTCAATTGTCTGAATATTAATGTCTTTATATTGCCCGTTTACTAGCACCTGTGCCTTGTAAAGTCCATTTTTAAGCGCCTTAAATAGGAAATTCACCCCATCCTGTGTGATCATGCGACCACCTCCATTCCGCAGTAGGTTGTTTCACTAACCTTTATAAATGGCACTGACAGCCATGCCCACTTATCGCCACTTGCGTTTTCTCTATATCGCCTGCCAAGTGTCGTGACTACTTCTTCGCCAGAAACATCGACCGTGCCGCACAGTTTCAGAATTTCGGAAAACCAGCGATTGAACACCACCATAGCTTGGAGTTCGTGCAAAAAACCTAAAATAAGCTGGTATGACAAATGTGCCGGTTTGTTGTCTTCTATCTGCTCAAGTATCTTTTCAAATGCAGTTCTTAGGCTCGTTTTAACCAAAAGTACAACGTCGAAGTTATACTCTCCGTAATGCTCAATCACGTCAACACTATCTGCAACACCATCTAGCAGTTTTTTAAACCGTTCTCGTGTTACCGGTGGCTGCATAATCAGCTTGCTTTTCAGTAATCTTCTCCGTTCCTCGATTGAATATGCTTCTGTTTTAAGCCCCAGAAACTCATCCCATAAATTTAGTCCCCATGTGGCCGTATCTATGAAAAACTGCTTTAGTATCTCATCGAGCGCCGTATACAGCATATCAAGTTCTGTGCCCTGCGCTTTGGCTATTGCTCCCATCACCCTGCTGGTTTGGTAGTATTCCGGCAAGTACTGCATGATTCTTTCTTTACTCATTGTAGGTCACCATTCCTAATACGGCTTTCCCGTTCTCGGGAACAACGATGTTTCCAGTGCCACCGTTTATAAGCAAGCCAGAATAGTCGCTTACTCCTTTTGTTTCAAAGATTATTTTACCGATAGCAGCATAACGCACTGTCTCGCCTATTCCCAAGCCGTTAATATAACTGGCCAAGGCAGTTTCTAAATTGGCTTTAACCGCAACAGGGTCGTATCCAGGTTGATAAAATAGTGTAACGTTTATGTCCACTGTCACTACTCCTGGCGCCTCTACCGTCACGCTTGCCCCTATGGGTGCCTTCCCTTCACCTTGTCCTGGGGCTGGTGCAATGTAATTCTGCACTTGCTGGATAAGCTCCGCTCCTGCTGGCGCTCCAGTACTATCAGTAATAATCACTTTAACAGTCCCTGGCCCGTTCCATAGCGGTATACATTTTGCTTCACCAACGCCTGGTACCTCCTTCGCCCAACGCTCATAATCGTATTTGTTGCCTGTCCCCGGTGGATACTTCACCTGCAGCAATAGCCGTTCCAATAAACTTTCATCGTTTTCTTCGTCTAATCCGCCTGAAGTAGGCATGGCATTGTTGACAGAGCTAACACCATGTAGTGGCTGCGCCAACAAGGATATAGCACCGGCGGCTACGTTTCCTGATGTCCCTGACTCCACTGCTTCAATGTTCACTGTGACTGTTCCGTCCGATCCTATTGTTGAATCTTCTGTGGTCACAAAAAACACCGCTGGAGCCGTTTCGCTTCCATTGGTGCTAACCTGGGTGCCGGCAGGGATAATTATTCCGGGTGTGCCGGTAAATACCACTTGACCGGTTGCTTTTACCGCTGGCTTACGAGTAAGTCCGTGTTCTGCCGCCCGCAAGTCCAAATACTGCCCAAACGTGGTTTGAGCAAATCCTCTACGTAACACTTCCTGAGCCCAAATTGCCGCTTCGGTCAACTCTACCGCTACTGGCGATAAAGCATCGTATATAAAAGACCCTTGGCTCTTATCCACATCATCGGGCACTTGTGCAAGCAAAGTAGCTAAAATGGTTTCGTATGCTACATCTTGTAAAAATTCTGGTAGTTCCATTCATTCACCCCCTTAAACCTACCCCGACACGAATTTCTGCTGGCACGCCTGCGGCATTCACGATTATAAAGCTTACAGTCAGCTCATCTCCACTCCACTCAAACGTAAAATTCTTTACCTCTGCTGTCCTCGGATCTGTCATAAGTGCCTCTGTAATTTCCTTTTCCAACTCCGCTTCGGTTACAGCTCTGGTCGGTTGCTTCATTACGTTTTCAATATCCACGCCATAGTCCCAGTTATAAACCACAAATGCAAGCCTCTGCGTTAGTACGGCCTTTACACACCACTGAGCCCAAGCCGTCAGCCCATCAGCCTCTACTACTTTGCCAGCTCCATCTAACACAAAGTCGCCTGTATCAAAATCAAATAACCAACTTTTCGGATATGCGATACTGGTATCTTCTACCGCCTCCACCAAATCTGGCATATCAAACTTCGGATAAAGGTCTGGCATTTACGAACTCACCACCTTTGCAATTACGACAGGGTCTCTATGCTGATTGACCCATACCACCAACACCCTATCGCCACTTTTAAGCTCGGGTTTGATTCTTATATTCACCTTCTCAACAGTGCTCTGCTCCCAATCCCACCTTGTCTGTGCGGTATGGTATATGTCTACTCCTTCTATCGGCTTCCCTTCATCGTCTACGGGATACTCGCCAACACCTACTAACGACCAATTGGGAAACTCAACCTGTGCAGTAAAATCAGCTATCAAATAATCGCCTTTCTTTATCGGCATTGCAAACGTATCAAGCTTCAAGCTCATATCTGGCTGTATCGTTCCTAATTCAATGCTATCGGGTTTGTTAGCTATTAAACTAATTCTTTCATTTAACACTTTAGCCAAATCGTCAATGCTTTTCTTGTTCATTTTAGCCCCACGCTCATAGTCAAACTCGTAACGTTATGCTCTACGGATACGACTTGGTAATACCCATTTAACGTACCAGCAACAACTTTCACCTTATCACCCTTCCTGATAAAGGGAACATCTACGCACCTAATTGTTCTGTCTTTCTCTGGCTGTCCGAACTCCTTCAATATCTCTTTTGCATTCTGCTTTGCATCGGCTAACGTGTCATCCGAACTATTCTGGACAATCCTTTGCAATACACCATATTTTGTGTCTCCATCAAGAACTGCAATCAACGGTGCCCTTCCTTCCTCATCTTCCGCACCTATAATACGCACCCGTGTAACAAGATTATTAATGCTCCACCTATCCATTACCGACTGCACATTTTCATTATATGCAAACACGTAAACGTCCTGATTAGACATGGCTTTTCTGATATAGACCTTCCCTTTTTCACTACGTACGATAAACTCGCCTGCTCCCTTATCTTTACCTTGTTTGAGTATGCTGTTTATCATCTCCGCAACTGTCATCTGTCGGAATACTTGCTTGGCTAATACCACATTCGGCCCCTCTATCTTGCCAATGGGAATATTCCATGCCCTGAAAATATCTGTCAACACATCTATTGCCCTTTGTCCCGACCTATAGTACCTATCATCTTCACTCTTAAACAAGTAAATCAACTGGTCGTACCCTTCAATATCCACACTACCCAACGGATCCGTGGACGTCATCCAATCAAACACCGTACCCCTGAACACTTCTACCCCATTCGCTAATAGGTATATCGGTGTCCCAAGTGCTACAAGCTGGTGTATCCACTTCCCACCTACTTGCTGATTTGTCAATGTCATACTTAAATGTGCCGCNAACTCACCATCGGCATCACCAAAGGACAATTGACTAACAAATGGCGTAACATCCATTTGCTTACCGCTTGGATCAATAATGCGCACTTCATACTTTATCTTGGTAATATCAACCAAGCTTAAGCACCTGCCCGGGTTTAATTTTATTCGGATCTGGCCCAATGACAGCCTTATTCAACTCGTACAATGTCTTCCACTTTGCACCATCACCGAGCATTTTCTTTGCTATACCCCATAGGGTATCGCCTTGTTTTTCGGTATACGTTTTC